TTTGATAGAAACATACATGTAATTGAACCCTTTGACATTCCTAGTAACTGGGTAAAGTTTAGAGCATGTGACTATGGATACGGAAGTAAGTCTGGTGTAATTTGGTTTGCTGTATCTCCTGATGAGAAGTTAATTGTATATAGAGAATTATATGTAGGTAAAGTTCTTGCTACAGACTTAGCTGACATGGTATTAGAGTTAGAGGCAGGTGATGGAAACATTAAGTATGGAGTACTAGACTCTAGCTTGTGGCACAAACGTGGAGATACTGGACCTAGTTTAGCTGAACAAATGATTATAAAAGGTTGCAGATGGCGTCCTTCTGATAGATCAAAAGGCTCAAGAGTATCAGGAAAGAATGAAATACACAGACGTTTACAGGTAGATGAGTTTACAGAAGAACCTAGATTAGTATTTTTTGAAACATGTACAAATTTAATTTCGCAACTACCTGCATTACCTATAGATAAAAAGAATCCAGAAGATATTGATACACATTCAGAAGACCACTTGTATGATGCTCTAAGATATGGTATAATGTCAAGACCTCGTTTCAGTGTATTTGATTATGATCCTATGGGTAGACCGTCTACTGGTATGAGAGTAGCAGATGCAACATTTGGATATTAAGGAAAAATAAATGGCAGAAGATAACGAAGTATTTATTGAGGACGATGCAGTAGTTCTTGAGGATACAGATAACTCCATAGAAGAAGACGCAGATACATCTAAGATAATTCCATTTATTATGCAACGATATCATCGTGCAGAAGACTATCGTAGACAAGATGAGGAACGTTGGCTTAGAGCTTATCGTAACTATCGTGGTTTATATGGTCCTGATGTTCAGTTTACTGAAGCAGAAAAATCTCGTGTATTTATTAAGGTAACTAAAACAAAAACATTAGCTGCCTATGGACAGATAGTAGATGTACTATTTGCAAAGAATAATTTTCCTTTAACTGTTGATCCTACGGAACTTCCTGATGGGGTAGTTGATAATGTCTCTTTTGATCCTGCTATGCCTAAAGAATTACAAGAAGATGAAAGGGGCGATTCAGTATCGCCTTACGGCTTTAATGGTGACGGTAGAGAAATTCCTAAAGGTGCTACGTCTAAAACGCTAGAAGAGTCACTTAATCCTGAACTACGAGATAAATTAGAACCTATAGACAATATTAAAAAAGGTGCAGGTACTACACCTACATCCGTAACATTTAGTCCTGCTATGATTGCAGCAAAGAAAATGCAAAAGAAAATACAGGATCAACTTGATGAGTCCTCTGCGTCTAAACATTTACGTAGCACTTCATTTGAAATGGCTTTGTTTGGTACTGGTGTTATGAAAGGACCGTTTGCTGTAGACAAAGAGTATCCTAGTTGGGATGACGAAACAGGTGAGTACTCTCCTACATTTAAAACAATACCACAGGTATCACATGTATCTGTGTGGAACTTTTATCCTGATCCAGATGCTAATAATATAGAGGAAGCTCAGTACGTAATAGAACGACATAAACTATCTCGTTCACAGATGCGTAATCTAAAGAAACGTCCTTACTTTCGATCAACAGTTATTGACGAGGCTATTGCACTTGGAGAAAACTATGATAAAGAATATTGGGAGAATGATTTAGCTGACTATGCTCCTGAACATGGCGTAGATAGATTTGAGGTATTTGAATACTGGGGTATGTGTGACGTAGAAATGTTACAAGACCAAGGTGTAGACATACCAAAAGAATTAACAGAGATGGATGAGCTACAGGCAAACGTATGGATTTGTAACGGTAAACTAATTCGTATGGTTCTTAATCCATTTAAACCTTCTAAGATACCTTACATGGCTGCACCGTATGAGTTAAACCCATACAGTTTCTTTGGTGTAGGTATTGCTGAGAACATGGACGATACACAAACACTAATGAATGGTTTTATGAGAATGGCAGTAGATAATGCTGTACTATCAGGAAACCTGTTAATAGAGGTAGACGAAACTAATTTAGTTCCAGGCCAAGACCTATCAGTGTATCCAGGCAAAGTCTTTAGGAGACAAGGTGGTGCTCCTGGGCAAGCTATCTTTGGCACTAAGTTTCCAAATGTTGCAGGTGAGAACTTACAATTATTTGATAAGGCACGAGTACTAGCTGACGAGTCAACTGGCTTTCCTTCATTTGCACATGGACAAACAGGTGTGCAAGGTGTAGGAAGAACAGCCAGTGGTATTAGTATGCTGATGGGTGCAGCTAGTGGCACAATTAAAAATGTTATTAAGAATGTAGACGATTATTTATTACGTCCACTAGGAGAGGGGCTGTTTCAGTTTAACATGCAGTTTGACTTTGATCCTGAGATTAAGGGTGACTTAGAAGTTAAAGCACGTGGAACAGAATCCCTCATGGCTAATGAAGTACGTAGCCAAAGACTTATGCAGTTCTTGCAAGTATCTTCCAATCCTGCGCTTGCACCCTTTGCTAAGTTTCAATACATTATTCGTGAGATTGCAAAGTCTCTTGATCTTGATCCCGACAAGGTTACTAACAATATGAATGACGCTGCAATACAAGCAGAACTTATGAAGCAGTTTCAACAAGAACAACAAGCAGAACAGGGTGCTCCTGCAGGGGCTAACCCAATGGATACGTCAGGAGCAGGTGGTGCAAATATTGGTGTAGGCCAAGCCCCACTACCGCAAGAACAAGGATTTAGTGGAAATGCAGGACAAGGAGCACCTCAACAAGCTCAAGGGGTTGGTCAACAACCACCTCCAGTGGCATAACTTTGAAGAGTATATAGATACTTTAATAGATCAACAACACAGACTAATGGAACAATCAGACAATGCTATTGCTATGCATAGAGCACAAGGTGCAGTATATCAACTACGTAGACTTAAACTACTAAGGGATGAGGTATTAAAAAATGTATGAAGAACAAATGGAACTATTTAACGAGGGTGGTTTAAAAGATGAGGGTGGCTCTGTAGACCCTGTATCTGGTAATGATGTACCTATTGGCTCTACTAAAAAAGAAGTACGTGACGATATACCTGCTATGTTAAGTGAAGGTGAGTTTGTTTTTCCTGCTGACGTAACACGTTTTATTGGTTTAGAAAAACTAATGCAACAACGACAAGAAGCTAAAATGGGTCTTAAACAAATGGAAGCAATGGGTCAAATGGGCAATAGTGAAGAAGCTACTATGCCTGACGATTTACCATTTGGACCTGCTGACCTTGTTATTCTTGGTAGACCTGAAGAAGCTGAACCAAGAGAAATGTATAGTGGTGGTATGGTATATGCTGCTAATGGTACGTTTGCTACAGATATAAGTGGCACTCAACCTTCTATATATCAAGGTCAACCATTACCTGCTGCACCTACTGTACCTCCAAGTTCTGTAGCTCCCCCAACACCAACACCTGCACCTGCAGGTGGTTTTTTGCCTAAGTTTATAGGTCAACCAACTTCAACTACACCAAGTCCAACTATTCCAACTGCACCTACTACACCTACTACAGATGAACCTTTTGTTCCTACAGTTGGAGATGCAAATAAAAATGTAGAATATATTAATCCTGAAACTGGAGAACGTAGATTTTTTATGCATTATCAAGGTGAGCCTGTAGATCCTAATAGTATACCTGATGGATTTATACCTGTTGAAGATTATGATGAAGCAGAGGATGCAGCTACAGATGATTTAGAAAGTACCTCTGTAGAAACTACTACGGTTAGAGATGATAATAGTGCTGATAAAAAACGCTTAGAGGATATGGTAAAAAATCAAGGTAAAACTGAATTAACTAAGTTAAAAGAAAATGGAGACCCTGAAGCTATTAAAGCAGCATATTTAAATAACGAAAAAGCAAAAGCTCTTATGACAAGTTTAGGATTATTTAATCCCATAGTTTCACTTGCAGGAAGAGGTGCAACAGCTTTATATGGTAAACAACTAGAAAAATTAATGACTGATTTAAATATAGAAAAACCTGAAATAGAATCAGGATTTTTTGAAAATTTAAAAGGTGCATTTTCAAATATGTTTACAGGTACAGGTAAAGAATCGGATAAATATGAAGGTACGTTTAGTCCTTCTTCTAATCGACTTACTAGGTTTACAGATAATGATATTAATTTTTTAACTGAGAATGAAAGAAGAAGGTATGATGCTGCAGTAAGACGAGGTGATGTAAATGTTACAAATCTTTTTGAAGGTAAAAATCGTAGACTTAATAAAATGGCAGCGTTTATGAAAGATAATATGTCTGATGCAGAAGGTAGAGCATTAGGTTTATCTGTATATGATATAGCTCAAGCAAAAGAACAGTTTGAAAAAGGCACTGGAGCTATACTTGGTAACAGTGTAAATGAAGCTAGAGAAAATAAAGAAGCAGCAGCAAAAGCAGCAAGAGAACGTAGAAAAAAACGTAAAACAAATAGAGATGCAAATGTTGCAGCAGCAAAAGCAGAAAAAGAACAACAAGATGCAGGAAGAATTGAATCAATAGATCAAAAAATTACAAGAGGCGGTGGTTTCAAGAAAGGTGGACTTGCAAGCCATAAATAATAATTATCCACCAATATGACTAGCTACCCATCCCCCATCCAACATGGCTACGGTGGCCCTAGAAAGAAAGAAGTATAATGAATACTACAGCTATGGCAGGAGAAGTAACCTCTCCCAAAAAGGTTGCATTTGTAGATAGAAAAAGTGCTAACTCAAATCGTATAGAACAAGATGAGAAAGAACTAAAAGAACTACTTGAAGAAAAAGAAGAAGCACCAGAGGTAGAGGCACAAGAAGCTGAACCTGTTAATGCAGAAGAAAAAAGTTTTAAGAAACGTTATGGTGATCTACGTAGACACCAACAAAAAAAAGATAAAGATTATGAAGAACGTATCAAGGCATTAGAACAACAGCTAACTGAGTCTACTAAAAGTGAAATTAAGTTACCTAAGTCTGATGAAGATATTGACGCATGGGCAACTAAGTATCCTGATGTAGCAGCTATTGTAGAAACTATTGCAATTAAAAAAGCACGAGAGCAATCAGAAGGTTTAGAGAGCCGTGTAAAAGAAATAGATGAGATGAGAGCTACAGCATCTCGTGAGAAAGCAGAAGTAGAACTTTTAAAGATTCATCCTGACTTTAGTGATATACGAGACAGTGATGACTTTCATAACTGGGCAGAAGAACAACCTAAGTGGGTTCAAGAAGCTTTATATGAAAATGATACAGATGCTCGTTCTGCAAGTCGTGCAATTGATTTGTACAAAGCAGACATGAACATTACCACAAAAAAACCTGCAAGCAATAAAGATGCTGCACGTTCAGTAAACAGCCGCACCAGTCGTAGTGAACCTAATACAAATGATAACGATGGTGCATTTAGAGAATCGCAAGTTGCGAAAATGTCAACGCAACAATACGAAAAGGCTTCCGATGCGATTATGGAAGCAATAAGAACTGGCAAATTTATTTATGATATGTCTGGTTCTGCACGATAAAATACCATTGACAAATAAAATTTATATGGTATAACTATATGTACAATCATTATTAGCCGCATTTAAGCCTACCTAATAATGTAATACAATATTCGATAGACTAAACAATACGTAAGACTTACCTGTTCAAGTATAGGCCCATAAAATTATTGGTAGGCCAACTAATAATAATATGCACCCTAGAAAACGTACAGCCTCTATGTGATAATGTTTAGCTTACAATTAAGCCTAAACTTTATAGGAGGAACTATTATGGCTTTTAAAACAGCAACAGGTTACGGCAATTTACCTAATGGTAATTTTAGTCCAGTAATCTACTCCAAACAGGTACAGCTTGCTTTCCGCAAGTCTACTGTAGTAGGAGATATAACTAACTCTGATTATTTTGGGGAGATTTCTGCCCAAGGTGATACAGTGAAAATTATCAAAGAACCTGAAATTTCTGTCTCGGAATATGCGAGGGGTACACAGGTTACAGCACAAGACCTTGAGGATGAAGATTTCTCACTCGTTATTGATAAAGCCAACTACTATGCTTTTAAGATGGACGATATAGAGGAAGCACACTCACATATAAACTTCATGGATTTAGCAAGCAATCGTGCTGCATATCGTTTGGCTGATCAGTATGACCAAGAAGTTCTTGGGTACATGTCTGGTTACGCACAAAGTTCTTTGCATAGCCAAGCTGATGGCCTTAACTCAACTGTTAATGGTACTAAAGCTGTGTCTACTGCAGGTTCAAATGAACTGCTTTCTTCAATGCAGCTTCATAAAGGTGACTTTGGAAACATTACAACGTCATCTGCAGCTACTCACTCAATTCCTGTAGCAGCACGTCTACCAGGTGCAACAGCACTACCAACAGCAACTGTTTCTCCTGCGATGATTATATCACGCATGAAACGTTTGCTAGACCAACAGCAAGTTGACTCACAAGGTCGATGGCTTGTAGTAGATCCAGTATTCATGGAAATCCTAGCTGATGAAGACTCACGTTTTATGAACGCTGACTTCGGTGAATCAGGTGGACTACGTAATGGTCTAAACATCAATAACTTTCACGGTTTTCGTGTCTATACGTCTTCCAATCTACCTGCCCTTGGCACTGGACCTGGAACAACAGGCACAGCTAACCAGTTAACTAATTTGGGAGTTATTGTTGCAGGACATGATTCTGCTGTTGCAACTGCAGAGCAGATCAATAAGACAGAAACATATCGTGATCAAGACAGCTTTGCTGACATTGTTCGTGGTATGCATTTATACGGCAGAAAGATTCTTCGTCCTGAAGCAATCGTAACTGCTCGTTATAACGCAGCGTAAGGGAGGATATAACTTATGGCTACTTTTGATATGACTCTCGCTTCTACTGCAGGTGTTGGTGCAGACGTTCTTGCAGTTCCAACTGTAATAGGAAATACAGTACGCACTATGGAGGCAATCTTAGATATTGATGCTATGATTACTGCAGGTGCTACTATTGCAGACGGTGACGTTTTTCAACTACTAGAAGTTCCTGCTGAATCCATTGTGATTGCTGCAGGTGCTGAAATTATGAAGTCTTTTACTGCAAGTTGTACTTGTAATATTGACTTTGGTGGTGGAGATGACATCATTGATGGTGCAGCACTAGATGCTGCAGCAGGTACATACCTTGCAAAAGGTACTAACGGTGAAGCTAACGTTGTTAATACAGGTGCTGCTTCTACGTATGCCGCAGAGTCTTTGGCTCTTGTGGGTGCTGCAGATACCATTGATGTTACAGTCGCAGGTGCTGCTGCTGCAACTGGACGCTTACGTGTCTATGCAGTAGTTGTAGATGTTTCTGCTGCACAGACAGAAGCTGCAGTCGCACAACGTGACTTAATATAAAATAACTTTGGGGGCTGACTTAGGTTGGCCCTCTTAGCTTATCTAAAGGAAACAATATGGCTTTGACATTTCTCTCATTAACTAACGATGTTATCACACGCATGAATGAAGTAGTGCTTACATCTACTACATTTGCTAGTGCTAGAGGAGTTCAAGTACAATGTCAAAATGCTGTTAATCAAGCTATTAGATATATAAATCAAAGAGAGTTTGGTTATTCTTTTAATCACGCCTCTAATAGCTCTACATTAACTCCAGGTGTAGTAAGGTATAGTTTACCTACAAGCACTAAATCAGTAGACTATAATACTGCAAGAATTAAAAAAGATGATGATATTGGTAACTCTGGTAATAATTTAACTGCACTTAATTACAATGAATATATTCAAAAAGAATATGCTAATCAAGAAGATGAAATAGAATCAACAACTTTAAATGGATCACACTCAAGTTCTGTAGCAACTCTTACCCTAACATCTACTACAGGCTTTGCTACATCAGGTAAAGTATACATTGGTGGTGAACAAGTTAGTTACACTGCTATCTCAGGTAATGATCTTACAGGCTGCACTAGAGGTGCTAATAGTACAACTGCTGCTACACACGCAGATGGTACAACAGTAACACAGTTTGATAATGGTGGCGTACCTAGAAACATAGTACGTACTCCCGATAATAATTATTTACTTTATCCTTTTCCAGATAAACAGTATACACTTGCATTTGATTACTTTACATTTCCATCTGATCTATCTGCACACGGAGATACTACAAGTATACCAGACAGGTTTGGTCCTGTGATTGTAGATGGTGCTACAGCTTTTGTATATCAGTATCGTGGTGAGATGCAACAGTATCAATTAAATTTTGGTAGGTTTGAGCAGGGCATTAAGAATATGCAGAGCTTGCTTATCAATAAATATGAGTATGTAAGATCAACAGTTCTTATAACCCCTAGAGGTTCTGCTAACTTCATGTCAGGAGTTATTTCGTAATGCCAGATTATTCTCAGGCTCAACCTGCAGCATTTAACTGTGAGGGTGGTTTAGTTTTAAACCGTTCTACTTTTTTAATGCAACCAGGAGAAGCATTAGAGTTAGAAAACTTTGAGCCTGATATTGAGGGTGGCTACAGAAGAATAAATGGTTTTCGTAAATATGTAAATCAGCAAGTACCTCAAACATCTAGTTCTGGTGAAAAAATACTTATGGTTGCTAACTTTGCAGATAAAATACTAGCAGCTAGAGGTGAAAAAATATTTAGTTCTGCGTCTACTGAGCTTACAAATAAAGTTGCATCTGGCACAGGTATGACAGGATCAGGAACTTTAAATATAGACTCAACAACAGGTTTTTCTTCTAGCGGAACATTACAAATAAATGATGAGTTATTTACGTACACAGGTGTTACTGCTAATACTTTTACAGGTGTAACTCGTGCTACATCAAGTACAACTGCTGCTGATCATGCTGTTGACGATGCAGTGTCAGAGTCTTGGACTGAACGAGATACTGGTAGAACTAGTGCAGATAAATACAGTTTTGAACGATACAACTTTGATGGTAATGAAAAGATTATTGTTGTAGACGGTGCAAATGCCCCAACTATTTTTAACTCTTCTTTATCGGCAACAGATGTAAGTGAAAGTTCTGTTGCAGGTTCTACAATAGTTGTAGCTTTTAAATCCCACATGTTTTACGCAGGTAAGTCTACTACGCCTCAGACCTTAGTGTTTAGTGAGCCTTTTGATGAAGATGGTTTTACAGGAGGTCAAGGTGCAGGTACTATTAAAGTAGACGATAACATTGTTGGATTAAAAGTATTTAGAGATTCACTTTTTATATTTTGTGAAAATAGAATATTTAAAATGACAGGATCTACTCTCAGTGATTTTGCTATACAACCAGTTACTAGAGATATTGGTTGTGTAAATAAAGACACTATACAAGAATTTGCAGGTGACTTGTTATTTCTTGGTCCTGATGGGCTTAGGACTGTTGCTGCTACTGCAAGAATTGGTGATACGGCTCTTGGTGCTATTACACAAAACGTGCAGTCTATTTTTGATGTTAATATTAAAGACTCAACAGTATTTGAAAGTGTAGTTATACCAGATAAAACACAATACAGAATATTTTTCTCAAAAGTAGGACAGGGTGAAAAAATAACAAAAGGTATTATTTGTGTTAGAAGGGCAGACAAATTTGAGTTTGCAGAAATACGTGGAGTAAAACCTTCAGCTACAGATACTTTAGTTGTTGATGGAGATGTTAGGGTTATACACGGTGACTTTTCAGGATATGTTCATAGACAAGAAAGAGGTAATACTTTTGATGGAACAGCAATACTAGGAAGATATAGAAGTCCAGATTTAAGTTTTGGAGATACTGGTGTTAGAAAACACATGCAAAGAGTTATCCTTAACTATAAACCTGAGTCATCTATTGATGCAGACTTGTTAATGTTGTATGATAATGAATCTACGGATTCAGCAAGACCTGCTCCTTATGCGTTAGATACTTCAGATGTAGCTTCTTTATTTGGTTCGGCAATTTTTAGTACTAGTAGTAGTGCAGTGCAGTTTGTTTTTGGTGGTCCTTCACAGCCACTTGTAAGACAACCAGTAGAGGGTTCAGGTTTTTCTGTTGCGCTAAGAATTAATGACGGTGGAGAGACAGCACCGTATTCCCTTAAAGGGTTTCAATTAGAATATCAAGTAGGAGCAAGACGTTAGATGGGTAATACATACACAAGACAATCTAGTTTTACAGACGGTGATGTTATTACTGCCGATCTGTTTAACAACGAATATGATCAACTTTTAGCTGCCTTTGCAGCAAGCACAGGACACACTCACGATGGTACAGCAGGAGAGGGTGGCCCTATTACTAAGTTACTAGGAACTAATATTACTATTGGTGACGCTACAACAGGTACAGATATTACAGTTACCTTTGACGGTGAGAGTAACGATGGTGTGTTTAAGTGGATGGAAGACGAGGACTACTTTGAGTTTTCTGATGATATACTAGTTGCCTCTACAGAAAAACTACAGTTTCGTGACACCGCTATTTACATTAACTCTAGTGCAGATGGTCAGCTTGACCTTGTTGCAGATACAGAAATACAACTTGCTGCTACAACGATAGACATAAACGGTGCAGTAGATATATCAGGCAACCTGTCTGTAGGCGGTAACTTAGATGTAACAGGTACGTTTGACCTTAGTGATGCTAACTTTACCAACGCAGGTGACATATCTCTAGACAGTATCTCAGGTGATGCTGACTCTAACACAAGCATAGCATTTAGTGGCTCTGATGTAATTACAATTACTACAGGTGGTGAGACACAGATTACGTTTAACAACGGATCAATACTACCTACAACAGATGACGATGTAGACTTAGGTTCTAGTGCGTTACAGTTTAAAGACCTGTACATAGATGGTACAGCTAACATTGATGCAGCTAGTATTGACGCTTTAACTGTATCTGGTTCTACTACACTGGCTGCTACTTCTTTCGGTGATGCTGACATTACAAATGTTGGTAGTATTGCTCTTGACACAATTACTAATGATGGGACAGACATTACACTAGACTCAGGTGGTGACATTATACTTGATGCTGCAGGAAATGAAGTATTTTTTAAAGCCTCTGGTACATCTATACTTACTCTTAAAAACGATTCTAGTGATGCAGTATTTACTGTAGAAACAGCAGATAAAAACTTTACTATTAAAGGTACAGATGGTTCTAGTGCTATTACTGCTCTTGACATTGACATGGCTCTTGCAGGTAAAGCTACATTTAACGGTGATGTAGTTGTAGGTGGTGATCTTACTATTAGTGGTGACGATCTTACAATGGCTACTAATACTGCAGGTGCTTTACTTATTGCAGACGGTACAAACTTTAATCCTACTCTAATAACTTCACTAAGTGAGATTAGCACAGCAGCAGATGATGACGTACTTCTCGCTGTAGACACATCTGGTGGTGGTCTTAAAAAGATTAGTAGAAGTGCTATTATTGCAGGTACTGGTTCAAGTGGAGATTTAGCTAATGTAGCAGAAGATTCTACACCACAGCTAGGTGGTAACTTAGACCTTAACGGAAATGATATTGTTACTACCTCTAATGCTACTCTTGACTTAGCTCCTAACGGAACAGGTACAGTTGTTGTAAGAGGTAACACTAACTCAGGTGCTATAGTTTTTAATTGTGAAAGCAACAGTCATGGGCAAACAGTTCAAGCTCAACCTCATTCTGCAGGTGTTACAAATACTATGTTATTACCTGCAGGTGCTAACTCAACACTAGTATCTCTTGTATCAACAGACACACTTACTAATAAAACTTTAACCTCTCCTAAGATTAACGAGGATGTAGCAGTCACAGCTACAGCCACAGAGATAAATGTATTAGATGGTATCACTGCAGTAGTAGGAGAACTTAACGCACTGGACATTGGTTCAACAGCAGTGGGTACAGCCGTAGCATCTAAAGCAGTTATACTAGATTCTAACAAAGACTATACAGGCATACGTAACTTTACTATATCAGGTAACTTATCTGTCGGTGGTACAACTACTGTTGTAAATACAGTTACAATGGAAGCAGCTAACGCTGTTGTATTTGAGGGTGCTACAGCAGATGCACACGAAACTACACTTACTATTGTAGACCCTACAGCAGATCGTACTATTAACTTACCTAATCAAAGTGGTACTATACCTGTACTAGCTGCAGCAAGTAACACTGCAGTTACCGCCACACCAGAAGAGTTAAACATACTAGACGGTGTAACTAGTACAGCAGCGGAACTTAATATTTTAGATGGTGTAACTAGTACTGCAGCAGAACTAAATATACTTGATGGCGTAACTAGCACTGCTGCTGAGTTAAATACTTTAGATGGTATTACTGCAGTTGTAGGTGAACTAAATGCATTAGATTTAGGAGCTACTGCAGTAGGTACTGCTATTGCCTCTAAAGCTATGGTGCTTGACTCAAATAAAGATTACACAGGTGTACGTAACTTTACCCTAAGTGGTGAGTTAGACGCAGGTTCTTTAGACATTAGTGGTGATGCAGATATTGATGGTACACTAGAGACTGATGCACTTAGCATAAATGGTACTGCTGTTACTTCTACTGCTGCAGAGTTAAATATATTAGATGGAGTAACTGCTACCGCATCAGAACTAAACTTACTAGACGGTGGCACTTCTGTTGGTAGCTCAATAACAGTAGCAGATGCTGATGGTTTTGTTGTCAATGATGGTGGAACAATGAAAACTATTCCTGCCTCAGATGTAAAGACATACGCTGCAGGTAGTGCTGCCACTAAAGGATTTGCTATCGCTATGGCAATTGTATTCGGGTAATAAAGGAAAAGGTAAATGACCGTAATAAATCTAATTAACGTATCAACTATTACACCTACGACAGTAGCAGGTGCAATAACAACAAGTAGGGCATCT